ACTCCTTGTCTTGTTAGGTGGTCACCATAGCGTTTTAAGTTCCTAGCAATTTCTTTAACTGAAAAATCCAAGTGAGAACGAGCATTACCAGGAGCAAATAAATCACCTATAAGTTCGTGTACCATACTTTCTTCATCTCTATCCGCTTCAGATACTTCTTTACCCATAGCTTTTTTGATAGCTTTATCTTTAGCAGCCATATAATCATCTGAATCTATATCTCCATCTTTATCATGATCTTTACCTTTCTTTTCAGATACTCCAGATGATTTTTGTGATACTATAACATAATCGCCTTCTTCGTATTCAATCACTAATTTGAAATCGTGTCCATCAGGAGTTTCATCATATCCAGCTTCATCAAAAGAATAATCTGGCATTACTCCTCTAGAAGTTTGACTTAGATCGTCCCACTCTTTTCCGTAGTCTTTCAAAGCTTGAGCAATACCTTTTTTTCTTTTAGTTTCTAAAACACTTGCGGCTTTAGTAGCATCGTGTTCTTGGCTATCTTCCTCTTGATCGTACCCATGTATATTGACTTGGGTTATAGTAACAGGTTTGCTCATATCAACACCTGCTTTTTTAAATGCCTGTTGAACTGGGTAATCTGCAAGATAAGGAAATTCTTTTTTAGAGCTATTGTAGAACGGTATATCACCTTCTACTACTTTCTTTTCAGATACTTCAGCTTCTGAGTTTACAATAAGATCTATATCAATAGGTTTCTCATTTTCCGGTTCTCCAGGTAATTGTTTTAGTATTGCGGTTTCTACAAAGGTATCCTCCATACCACGGTAAAATTCAAATACAACTTCATATCCTTTAGGTACAGTATAAGTACTAAATAAATCAGATCCCTCCGGTTGTTTACCGAAAATATATTCAGGAACTAAGTCTGATTCTTTTGCTAATTTCTCAAAGGAACCTGGTTTATCTGCGTAATATTCCTTAGCAATTTCTATTGCATCAAGTCTTTCTTCTTCTAGGTCATCAGCAAATTTTTTAGCGGGGCCATATTCGCTAGATATACCAGAAGGATGATCTTTATCATGGGTACTATGCCTTCCAAATGGACCATGCTCTACTACAAAAATGTTTTCATTCATGCCAATACCTGCCTTTTGGAATGCTTCATGTATTGGAAATAAACCTGCTTCTCCTGTTACTTCTTTTAAAGTTTCAGCTTCATCTACATAATCAGTATTAACTGATAAAAAGTTATTATACTCATCTTCTACGTCATCCATGCTCATTCCTTGAATATCATCTTTATGAGTCTTAATAAAGTCTTTTATAGAATCGTTTTTAGCTCCTTTAGATTTTAAGAAAGCAACTATACCTCCTAAAGTTTCTTTAAGTGTAGGTTTTGCTTCATTCATTTTATCTCCTGAATAAACATTCATCATTGATAGTTTATCCATTATCTGATCTGTCATCGAACGTATACCTGTATTTTTAATAGTTACCCAGTTACTGGATTCATCATCCCAGATATATCCATAATCAGCACCCATACTGTCTATTTCTTCTGCAATCTCTTTTGCTCTTTCTTGAGCATCATCATCTAAATGTACTTTTCTAGCCGGATCACTATGAGTAGCTGATATATCTCCTGTATCAGGATCCATACTAGTAATATACCCTTTCATAGCAATATCTTCAGCTTTATCTTTAGTATTGTAATGGGTCATAAGACCTTTACCTAAGTTAGAAGGATAACCGTCATAATGGTTGTAAGTAGTAGTTAAAATATCTCCGAATAAATACCCTACTAATGCTCTAGTGCCTTCGTTAAGATTTTCTTTAAGTTTAAAAACTACTATTTTTTGACCATGCTTATCTTTATCATAAGACTTAGAATATTTTTTGCCTGCCTTATCTAATTTATCTTTTATATGCTTTTCATTTTTGACTAAATCAGATATTTCGCCATTACTAGCTCCTAATTCTTTTTCAACATCTTCTTTTAACTCAGCTTTTTTCATACCGTTAAAAGTATCTACTTCATTACCTTTCTTAACTTCTACTGGTTTATCGTGTTTATTTACTTTAGAAGAATCTCCTGAGATAAGGTGGTAGTAGTGTAGGGGATCTTTTTTAAGATTTGCTATAGCTTTCTTTTTAGCTTTAACTTGATCTTCCATAGATATAGTACCGTGAGACATTAATCCCATAGCTTCTAATTCTATATCGATAGCTCTTCTTAAAGAATCATCTGAGTATTTGAATGTATCATCTACTTCATATTCTTTTTCTTCGAAAAGCATTTGTTTATTTTTAAGAATCTGTACCGTAGCATCGTAGCCATTTTGAGGGCTTATATACATAGGATATGACTGTCTCATTTGTCTTACAAATTCAGACTTTGACATTCTACCTTCGTTTACGGCTTTATGTTTTTCAGTTACTGTTATTGTTCTCATTCTGTAAATAATCTATAAGTTTCGTACTATACGGTCTTTTCTTTTTTTTTACGTTTTTGTATCCAATCCTCTTCAATGCTTTGGAAGCTCTTTTATCCTTACCAAAGGCAAATGGAGTTGCATATTGTGCTCCTGTTCCGGGTGTAAAAGTTGCTGTACCTCCGGTAACATTAGCTTCGTCAAGTTCCGACATAACCTCTCTTACTAGAGAAATAAGTTCAGATCTTGTCATTTTAAACTTTTTAGTTCATTAACTAAATCGTAATACATCATTAAATTTACTAAATGACTATCAGATACTTTATCTTTATTAGTCAGAGGTAAAATATTTTTAGATACTTCAACTAGTTTAATTTTAACTACATCATCTTTGACCTTTCCAGTTAAATTTTTAACTAGTCCTTTAATTTTATTTAATTCTTCATTTACCAGAGTACGTAATTTTTGACTACTGTTTACTGATGTAATAAATTGTCTTAAAATATTTTTTTGTTCTGGTAGTAAATTTTTATACTTATCGTTAAATTTTTCTAAAAGAAATTTAAAAGTCAAAAGTTTTAAATCTTTATCATACTTTGAATATTCTTCAATTAATGTATCTTTAACTTTGTCCGGATCTTGTTTATTAGTAGTTAAATGTTCTAAAATAGAAGATTTAAAGTTTACTAAAAGATCTGGGTCTATTAAAGTATCATTATTTTGAGCTTCAAGTAAACAGTAAAGAGAAGCTATTGCTTTGTAATTATTTACTTGTATACCAAAGAACTCATCTAACTTATAATGCTTTCTTATCTCAGAAATCAAATCGTATTTAGATTTTTTAAGTACTTTTCTATTTAATTTTCTAGATACCTCAGTAATAGTAGAAATAATAAGTTCTGCTTTCTTTTGAGATATATTAGAATTTTTAAGAATATATTCGTATAATTTAAATTCTTTTACTAAAGTGCTATTACCAGAGAAATATTTTTTAAGTATGTCTACAGCTGGAGAGCTTTCTTTAGAAAGAGTATCTGAGGCTATTTGTTTAACGAGTAATTCGTATATTAGCCCAGTATTTCTATATTTTGAATGTTTAATTTTCATCTAGATATATTACTAATAATAAATATGGGTTAATTACCTAAATCCTTTATATTGTCTTCATTAAGTAATTCAGTAGTATCTTCTTCTTTTTCGCCAAATACTATCTGTTTAAGAGATTCTTTATTTTTATGGTAGACTGACTGAGTAAGTAACGATTCATTTACGTTTTCTTCGTCAGATGGAAATCCTCCATGCATACCATCTATACCTAATCTATCTCTTCCTCCCATTGGGTCATCATTAGTACCATATACCGAAGCTTTTTCTTGAGGTCGGCCGCCTTCTGGTCCTGGTTCTCCATATCCTGGAGGAACACTAGCAGGTCCTTTTTCAGTAGCAGTAGCTCTTCTTCCGTACATTGATGCTAAATCATGTGGTGTACCGTATGATCTTCCAGATTTAGCAGGATCATTACCTTCTCCTTCTAGTTGACCTAGTCTAAATGTTCTTTTACTATCTTCTCTAACTAAATCTCTTTCAGCATTATACTGGTCTTCAGATAAGCTAAATATAGTTTCATAAATATAATCAGTAGAGAACATTTTGCTGTCTTTCATTTGAGCAGCAAGATCTATTTTTTCTTTTAATAATGCAACTTTTTCTTGTTCATATATTACAGAAGGTGTAGTTAATTTTACTTCGAAGTTAGTTAAACTTTCTCCAGTAAATCCTTGAGTATATAAATGTACTAAAGCTATTTTAGTTAATTCAGATTCAACTATTCTTTGTATTCTTTCTACTGTTCTAGCAAATCTTATATCTTCAGCTGCCAAAGTAGCTTTACCTTGTAGGTCTCCTTCATACCCAAAATAAGCTTTTGGTATCTTTAATGCAGCAAATAATTTATCTCTTAAATATTGTATATCATTAGTACCATCATAATCTAAACCTTTAGTAGTTTCGATTCTAGTAGTAGCATCACCTCCTCTTACTGGAAGATAAAAGTCTTCCATCATATTCTGCATATTAAACTTAAGGTTATATTGACCAGTTTGCTGATCTATATAAGGAGTCTTTTTCATAGTATTGATAGTCTTCTGCATAAACTGCTCTACCTCGTTCGGAGGTATACTACCAACATTTACAAAGAACATTCTCTTTTCAGGTGCTCTCATTATACGATGAATTAACATCGCATCTTCCATTAAGTTTAATTGCTTATAAATTTTTCTAGCTGGCTCTAAATAAGAACGGCCATAAGGTAAATAATGAGTATCTGATATTAATCTAAAATGTGCTACTTCATAGTTATCTAATCTAATCACATTTTTTTCTTGTCTTCCAGGTATTCTACTAGGGTCCTGAGCTTGAGCTAATCCATCTGGATCTATAACGAATTCGACTTTGTTAGGATTTTTATCGTCGTGACCTTCATGTCTTGAAACGTTATAAACTGTATAAGGTAGAACATTGTATACGCCGAACTTCTCTGCTATTTCTAGCTTTAGGAAAAAGTCTCCGTACTTACACATGTTCCTAGTCCATGACCATAAGTTAAATTCTATATTTAATACGTCATAGAATAAATTATGTAGAACTCTTTGTATATTTTCATCTGATGATTTGATTGTAAGTATATCACCTGAATCATTTCTAACTGTAGCTTCATCAGAAAGTATATCTAAGGCAGAAGCAAGTATGGCATCAGTATCCATAGCTTCATAATCACTATATAGTTGAAGACGTAATGTCTGGTAGTTTAGAGTAGGGTTATATTGGTTACGTGAGTTAGGAACATAAAGTCTTGAAAACCTATCAATAAGTGAATTAGTTTCATATCTACCAGATGTTTGTATTTTATTTACATCTGCTACTTTAAGTTCATTTCCCCCTATGTTACGTATGATAACGTCATTCGAAAAGAGTCTTCTTAAACGTCCAAATAAGGAAGTATCTGCCATCAGGTTGTATTTTTATATAAATAGTATTATTTAAGTAACCAGGTAATATCTTCTTCACCACCCGGCGTCTTTAAAAGATAAGGATTTTCTTTCATATTTCCAACTGATCTCATAACAGCTTGGTTACGTGAATTTAGATTATTAAAAGAAGACAATTGTGCTCTAGCTAGGTCTATTCCTTGCTGTCTAAGTTTGAGTGCTGTATCTCTAACATATAGAGCAGTGGCACAAGACATTATCAAATCATCATTATATCTGTCCTGGGCTTGTGCCTTACCATTTTTCCACACAAAAACTCGCATCTCCTGCATTAACCTTTTTGATTGTATAGTAACTGATTTCTCTCGAATATACTCGATCATCTTTGCTATAACTAAAGGACGCGTTCTCATAGACATTGTAAAACCAGGTACAAGCTTATCTCGCTCATACTTGTGCATATACGATTCTACTGTTTCCTGATTGCTAGTGGAACTGTAGTAGAGGTTGCGGTATTCCCTCTCTAAAACCTGCTCTATTGTTGCCCATCCGATATTAGCATTTTCAACGACCAGCAATGCTTCATTATATTCGGATGCTAAACCTGTCAAAAAATTACCGAAATCTTTAGGTGATAGCTTACCCTTGTATTCGGCCACTTGAACACAGTTCTCTATATCAAAAACGTGAGCTGCAGAATAGTCAGTAGAGTCTCCTCTAGCTACATCAGCTACTACCATATACGTTTTCATATAGTCTACTCCTTCCCATATCCATAAATTACCATCTACACCTCTTCTTTCAAGAGGATCTTTTTGGTAAGTTTCTTCTATAAATAACATATCATCAGGTTCAAATACGGTATCTCCAGAAGTAAGGAAGTCGCAGTCGCACTCCTGACCGGCCATTCTTGGACCTAAGTCAGAATCTTGTTTGTCTCTCCATCTTTGATCTCGTTCAGGATGAACTGTCCAAGGGAGTCTAATAGGTAAAAAACTATTTTCGCCAGATTCAGATTTTACCCACGTTTGATGAAACCAATTACCAATACCGTTAGGTGTTGATAAAGCCATACATTGACCTCCTGTAGCTAAGGTTTGCTGTGCTGCAGTAAAAGTTTCATCTACATTGTCTATGAAAGCTGCCTCATCCATTAATAATAATGATACTGCTTCTGATCTTGCAGCGTCTGGTGATGATGATTTAGCTTGTACTTTAGAACCGTTTTTTAATCTTAAAGATAATTTATTTTTTTCTAGTGATGGTAATCTTAACCATTTAGGTAACTCATCATACATAAAGATAACTTTGGTTACTAAGTTACGAGCTGTAGCTTGTGTGGTAGCTAAAGCAAGTACGTTTTTATCTTTATGAAATAACATTAACCACAGACTATATGCTGCAGCTAAAGTAGATATACCTAACTGTCTAGATTTAAGAGTAATAATATAATCGTGATCTCTAAATAAGTGAAGTACTTTTTCTTGGAAAGGATATAGAGCGAATAAAATACGACCTCTAGTAGGATGCTGTATATGGCAATACTTTTTCATAAAGTACGCCGGATCTTTAGCACACTTGATATACTCCTGTGCTATTATTTTTTTTATATCTTTTGCCATAACTTAACTTACTTTTAAATAGACAGACGAAATAGAGCTTTTAGATCCTGCATAATTAATTATATCAGTTAATGCGTTAGATACTTTTTCTTTATCTCCTGTTTCTATAACCTTTATAAATGAAAGAGCCTGATATTTTGATGATATCCAATCAGTACTCTTATTTTTTAATTCTTCTGAACTTATATCAAACTCTCCATGCTTTTTAGCAATATCAATAAAATGATTAACGAATTCATCTGATAAATTAACTGCATCAGCTAATGCGTTTTTCTGGGTTGGTAAAGCATCTAATCCTGCTTTTGTAAGTAACATACTTAATACTCCTCCTCCAATTTTTCCTTGATTAGCAGTCTTACCTTTTATTTCTCCTTGAAAACTAGTACCATCTGTAGTAAAAGTTCTCAATTGCATTTTTGCACCAGATTCAAAATTTATATAAGCATCTTTAGATGTAGGAGAAACTGTTGAAGATGAATAATTATCTTTTTCAACTGAAGCTTCTTTGTTTAAAATACTCATTTTACTATCTGGTCCTAATTTTTTTAACGATACACCTATAAGTTTTTTTTCGCTAAATAGTTCCAATAAATGATTATTTAATTCTGATATATCATTATTTCTAAATGTAATATTTTTAACAGCTGGTGATACTATCCATATATCAGATGGATTCCATTTATCGTTTGATATTCTCCAATTATTTTCTTTTCTTATTTTATTCCATGCTGAATAGATAGAATCTACAAATGTTGAACCTCTATGATATTCAAAACCAGAGCCTGCATAAGCATTAAGTTTTTTTGCAGTATTAATAAAAGTAGAAGACCAACCAGGTGAATTGGTAATAAATTGAATAGTATCTTCTACTGGTGTGTTAGAGTCAATATCTTTTAATACAGATTTTAGCTTGTCTTCAGTTAAATCCTTTTCAGAAATATCGTTACCTATTTTCTGTGCTAAAGCATTAACTAAACACTGTGATGTTTCTTGTATAGCTGTCTGTGCTGCTCCTCCTCCAGAACCTTTCCCTCCTCCAAAGTCTTCTGTTTTTTTTAATTTAGAAGTAGTAATTTCATTACCTTCTTTATCTTTAAGAGTTACTGGTCCTTTGCTCACGTCCCAAGTTTCTAATTCTGCGACTTTAGTACCATCAGGATCATGAACTAAAAAAGTTCCTCCTTTATCTAACTCTAAAGCTTTGTTGTTTTTAATTTTATCTATTAAAATATCTATTCTTTCTATTTTAGATTTAGAGTTTTGCTTTCCTAATTCTTTTGGGGTAAGAGGAGTTTCTTTAAGATTAAAACCGAACATAGATTCAAATACCCTAAGATCATTTTCGTTATTGATATCAGGGTATCCTTTTTC